CCATTGGTAGATTGCTTGGTGCGTTCCAGTAATGGCACTTCCAGCAACCATTGATGTTTCTTTAAACTTTAGTTCAGGTGCTACCTTTGCAAACCCTTTTACAATTGGCGACCCTATTAACGGTGTTCTTGGTGTTGGTGTTTTATCAGACGCAACTGCACCCGCTCTAATTGCTAATTTAACTGATTTAACTAGACGGATAAGCATTAGGCGTGGACGAAATGTTGCTCGTGATATTTATGAAGCTGGTACATGCGTTGTCAGAATTTACGACCCTGAATCAACCTTCAATCCTCAAAATATTAGTTCGCCTTATTTTGGCAGATTAGAACCTTTAAGAAAACTTAGAATTTCTGCAACAGTAAGCGGAAATACTTATTACTTATTTAGTGGATACACCACAGCTTATGCCTATTCCTATGACCAAGCTGAAAACATGGCTTATGTGGACATTAGCGCAAGTGACGCTTTTAGATTATTTAACTTGGCTTCGGTAGTAACTGTGACTGGACAAGCCGTTGGACAAGATACTGGCACGCGAATCAACAAGATTTTGGACACCGTATCGTTTCCGAACGGTATGCGTAGCGTTCAAACAGGTAACAGCCTTACAGTTGCAGACCCAGCAACTTTAAGAACTTCTTTAGGCGCATTGCAAAACTGTGAGTTTTCAGAGCAAGGTGCTTTTTACATTACCCCTGAAGGCAACGCAATTTTTAAGAATAGAAACACAGTCATTTCAAGCGCAGGTAATACTCCAACTGAATTCAATCAAACAACAGGTATTCCATACAAAAACCTTAAATTTGCCTTTGATGACAAACTCATCATCAATACAGCTACCATGACAAGGGTAGGCGGCATTTCTCAAACAGCCGCAGATTCAGACAGCATTGCTACCTACTTCCCTCACTCAATAAGCGTGCCTGAGTTGGTAATTGATACAGACGAAAATGCCATGAACATAGCCAAGATTTATACTGCGACCCGTAGCAGCACCACAATACGGATAGATGAGATGACTCTTGACTTACTAGACCCCGATGTCCCAACAGCTACAATTCTTGCCTTTGATTACTATGACAATGTTCTAATCACAAACCTTCAGCCCGACGGTTCAACCATCACCAAGAACTTGCAGGTTCAGGGTATTGCTCATGATATTACTCCAAACTCATGGAGTGCCGTCCTGACTACTTTAGAACCGACTTGTGACGGATTTTTGATTGGCGATTTTACATATGGCGTCCTTGGGGACGATATACTTAGCTACTAAAGGAGATATACAATGGCAACAGGTTTTCCAGCTTCAACAGGTGATGTTCTATCAGCTGCAATGTTTAACGGTTTGACATCTTTTACAGTAGGTTCAGACCAAACTGCGGATTACACAGCGGTATTGGCTGACCAATATCAAGCTTTAATATCAATGAATAAAGCAACCGCCGTTGCTTTTAAAATTCCCACAAACGCCTCAGTTGCTTATCCAGTTGGTACTGCAATAACAGTTCTTAATAAGGGCGTTGGTGTTTGTACTATTGGTGCAGTAACTTCAGGAACTACAACAGTATTAAGTGCTGGCACAGTTGCAGCATCTCCTACTCTTGCACAATATAAAACAGCTGTATGTATTAAAACAGGAACAGATACTTGGTATGTAGTCGGGGCTATTGGTTAAATGTTAAATATCATTGCGGCACAAATAGGAGTGCCAAGTGCAGCAGCAGGAAATACTGTGCAATATGTAGTTGTTGCCGGCGGTGGTGGTGGCGGCTATGCAGCAGGTGGCGGTGGTGGTGGCGGTTATCGCACTTCCGAAGGTGGTTCAGCATTATCAATTGCATTATCAACACCTTACACACTTACTGTTGGTGCTGGCGGTGTTGGTGGTAATGGTGCTGGCGGTGTAACAAGTACACAACCCACAATTGGCGGTAGTTCAATATTTGCAACAATAACTGCAACTGGTGGTGGCAAAGGTTCAACTTATGACGCAACTACTGGCGGAGATGGTGGAACAGGCGGCGGCGGTGGTGGCGGTTCTGCTGGTAATGGTGGAAATGGTAATACTCCTTCAACTTCTCCGTCACAGGGTAAAAACGGTGGTAATGGTTTCAGTTCAGCAGGTGGAGGCGGCGGCGGTGGTGGTTCAGCTGGAACGACTGGCGGTGTTGCTGATGATGTGAATTACATTGGCGGTGCAGGTGGCACTGGTTCAACAAGTGGAATAAATAGTGGTAATTATTCAGGCGGCGGTGGTGGTCGCTCAGTTACTGGCGGCGCAGGTGGTTATTATGGTGGCGGCGCAGGTGGTAGCGGTAGCGGTGCTGGAACTGCTGGAACTATTTACTCAGGCGGTGGTGGCGGTAGCGGTGTACCAGGTGGCGCGGGTGGTTCAGGACTCATTGCATTAAAATATGCTTCCACTCTTACTGCAACATTTAGTGGCGGTGTTGGTTATACAACCTCAACAGCGGGTGGTTTTACATTAGCAACAATTACCACAGCTGGTGTATCCGATACAGTAAGTTGGGCATAATGGCACATTACGCATACATAGATGAAAATAATTTAGTTGTAACTGTCATAGTGGGTAAAGACGAAACTGAATTGATAGATGGTTTGGATACTGAAACTTACTATGCACAAGGTACGCCATACACAGTAAAACGGACTAGCTATAGCGCAAAAATAAGAGGCAATTTTGCAGGTATTGGTATGACTTATTTACCTTTAGAGGATATTTTTATATCACCTAAATGCCATGATGAAGCTGTTTTAAATGCTAATGCTGCTAAATGGGATTGCAACAATAAGGAACATGTAATTGAAACCTTGGCTTAGTAAAGCAGCGGCACAATTACGCGAACAAATAGATGACTCATACCCGAGCCGCCTTCGTCGGAGTGATGGGTGGGTTGCTGATTTGCGTCATCAACAAGCAGGTAAAAGCGACCACATACCCGAACATAAAACTGGGGTCGTCCGAGCAATTGACATTGACGCTAGCCTTTCTGACAACAAAGGGGATTCAGTCTATTTGGCAAATCAGCTTAGACTCTACGCTAAGGATTACGGACGCATATCTTATGTAATCCACATGGGCATGATTGCCTCTCCAATATTGAATTACAAATGGAGAAGGTATAGGGGATTCTCACCTCATACTCACCACATACATTGCAGCTTTAGAAAGAACCAAGACAACAATTCAGATTTCTTTGACATACCACTACTAGGGGGTAAAAATGAATAACAAGACACTAGCCATAATCAACTCATATGCAAGAAGCGCATTTGTTTGTTTGGCAACAGTATATGTAACTAATCCTGAAGGTTCATTTAATGACATTTGGAAAGCATTTCTAATTGCATTTGTCGCACCTCTATTAAGAGCTTTGAATCCTGACGACACAGCATTTGGCATAGGTAGTAAAGAGTAATGACAGCCCTTGAGTGGGCTGGCTTTGCAGCTGGAATTACCACAACTCTTATAGGTTTATTGGCTGGCTTACGCTGGCTCGTTAAAGGCTGGTTGAACGAGCTTCGCCCTAATGGCGGAAATTCAATGAAAGACCAATTGACCGATTTACAAAAAGAAACAACACACCTTTCAAATCGCATTGATGAACTCTTTATTGTCATTAGCAGGAAGTAAAATAAAGCCATGGCAAACACACGCAAGCGAAAAAAGATTAACAGGCGCGTAGTTCGTAGGTCACCTGAGCCATTGTCTAAGCTTGATGTTTTTATGATTACAAAACATGAGATTTACAAGGCAGCAAAAAAGGCTGGATTCAGCAATGAAGTAGCATGGTTTTTTATGCAAGAGCCACATTCATTACCTGATTGGGTTAGCAATGATAAACCCGATTCATTGATTCCACGCATTGACCCAACCGACGAAGAGGACGACGAATAATTAAGCGCGTCGCTTTCATAAGCGATTTACAGTCACCGTTCTTTGATGAAAAGAGCGTGAAGGTAGTAGGAAAGTTTTTAACTAAATGGAAG